TCACTTGCTAGTGTACTCGCTTGTCTAGTTCGTGCTTTACGTGTGATTATCTTGCGCATTATTCCAATTGATTCGTTAGCCCAATCGAGCATAATTTTATCAATGCCACTTTTTGCAGTCGCCTCAAAGTTATCTACCGAACTACCATACTTGCTACCTATGTCCTTTGCGCTTGCTGCCATTTTAGTTTATCATCTTCGCTTTTATCCTTGTAAAATACTAGCGTATTTAAAAATTCAATTATATTCATGTCCTCATAATAATTCCACTTTGAGCGGTCGTTATTTGCTAGGTTGTTGATTGCGATAATCCACCCCCACTTTGTTTCAAAATTTTGTCCACTATTGGCTTCGTTTTCTCCATTGCTTTGTCCGCTTCCGACTCCAAATAGATTAGGATATTGGCGGCTAATTCCTTGAAGTACCTGCAAAAAAAAAGCATGATAGGGTATGCAGTATCAATCTTTAAATGATTGTAAAATAAATCCGCCACCTCTTTATGGTTTGCACCATCGTACTTTTTAGCCTTACCTAGCCAATTAGTTTCAACACATATCGCTGCTAAAATATTATGAATGTTAGCTATTATGTTAGCTTCATCTTTGCAAAAAGAAGTAGCATCAATGTATTGTGCTGCGGTTAGTTTTTGGGTTTGCCAAACACATTTAAACCGCCTGCCTTTTACTTTGAATGTCATTTTAACTTTAGCATCTTTGTTTAGCAGTTCAATTTTATTAAACTCTTTTAATGCTTCGGTTAATTTTTCAATTGGCATGCTTTCAATTTCATCAAACGTTTTACCACTCAATTCAGCTAATAATTTAATGTTTCTATTAAGTGGATCGGTTTCTAAATCTGCAATTGTTTTGCATTTTAAGAATTGACCAATAGTTATTTTATTATACTTCATTCTCTTTTATATATAAATTTATTACTTTTTTGCTAAATTTTAATTGTGGCATATTTACCACTAGGTCGGTTATTTAATTTATTGAGTGCGAAATATCTCATTGCGTCAATTGCGTGATTGCTGTGGTCAATTGGATTGCCTGTTAGTTTGCCATCTCGGTCAGTTGCCCAAACGTATGAGCGCAATTCTTTGATTAAATTAATTGAGTTTTGCGTTACAAAAAAAGGTTCACGCTTTAAAATGTCAATTCCAATCTTGATACTATCAGCTCCTTTTTTTGCTGGTGTAATTAAAAAACCTTGTCGCCTTAGTTCTTCAATTGATTTAGGTTCGGCACTATCGGCTACTATTTCGTAAGGTCTACCAATGTTTTCTGACTTCATAAAGTTACCGATGTCCAAATTAGTCATGTTGGTTCGGTATAACACCTCATCAAAATAAAGTTGATTGTTAGTTTTGTAAACTGCGATTAGTGTAGTCGGGTCATTAGTAAACCCAAAATCCATTCCAAACCCTAGCAACTTTGCATCAGTTGGAACGCTAGCGACTTGCTGCCAATTATCAAAAACTACACCTTGTAAGCTACCTATTTGACCTAATCCAAATACAGTCCACCAATTTCTCCAATAGCTTGATGTAGCTGCTTTATCTCGTGCCTTTTCAATTTCTTTAACGATTGATATATCTAAGGCTTCATTGTCTTTATAAGTTAACGTAATTCGTTCAGCATCTTTGTCATTTATCAATTCAGTATCTACCCAAAATTCAGCAACTGGATTATAATCTAAATAAATAAACTTTCGTGTTCTAATAGCTAATTGATAATAGCTTTCAAAGTTTACATTATTGCACTCATTTATAAATAAAACATCACGCCTTGCACCTCTTAATTTACTTGGGTTATCTGCGCTAAAAAACTCAATAAAACTTCCATTATCAAAATTATAAGTTAAACTTGATTTGTTCCAATTAGCAGGCTCAAACCAGCCTATCAAATCCATTATCTTTAAAAAGTCACGTATTGCTCCACGCCTTAAATGCGGTATTGTTTCGCTTACTATACTTATTTCACTATTTTTATTTTTATAAGCGTAATCGATTAAAAAGGGTATTATACTAAATGTTTTCGATGCACTTGTTCCACCCCTTACAATTCTAATACGTTTTCGTAAGGCTGCTATTTTATCTTGAGCTGTTGTTTTAATCAGCATCTTCGTTTTTTACATTTATATCTAACCCGTTAAAAATTGGTTTCTCAATATTGATGTTTTTATTTTCGGTTTTAGTTGATGCAATACGATGATATTCCTCTTCAGTTCCTATCAACTTATAAAGTGCCATTTGTGTTAAAGGGTTGTTCCCGTTGTACCATTTGTTGCGAAGTCCGTTCTTAACATCAATCTTGTTTTTGTCAAGTAGCTCTTTTATAGTGTTGAGTTCGTTCGATTCTACCTGAAAAAATTCATAAAAAGTTGTTTTGTTACAAGGCAATAAAGTTACCACATCCTCAATAAAGAATAGTTTTTTAGTTTTAATTAACTCTTGCGCTTGTTCGTATATTTTTATTCTGTCGTATGCCATTTGTCTATAATTTTAGGTGTTATTTTACTCCAACTTATTCTGTGATGCCACAACGCACCTCTTTTAGTGTTATGTCTATTTATTGTAAGTTTTGCGTTATTAGGGTCTTGCAATACACTTCCAAAAGATTTCCTGTAACTTCTATCGGTTGCATAAATATGTTTCGTATTTCCGTCTATTTTGTCCATTTCAGCAGTTTGGGCGTTACTTCTTATTAAAGTTGATAATCCAAAATTTGCAATTCCCCTTTGCCATTTACCTATTGAAAAATTTACATCTTCGTTAAGTATCATATTTAAATCAGTTAAATTCCAAGTTTTATCCATAATCCAAACTTGCATAATATTAAACTTTGTTGCAGGGTATGCACCTCCGCTATATCCTCCAAATATAATCCCTGTTTCTTTTGTTAGCTTGTGTAATTTATCAATAACATAAATCAATCTGTCTTTTGTATATTGATTAAGTGGTTTACTTGCTGTTACGCCTCCAGAATAATCATCGTCTAAACAAACACTAATATTATTGTTTTTTTGCGCCTCAATAATACTTGCAACCCTTCCAACTGCTGCACCGTTTTCAATATTAGTTCCGCAAAAATCAACATAAGATTTTGCAAATTCTGTATTATAAACTATTGCATTTTCACCATAACTATTTTTTATTTTACTATCTAAACAATCAGGAATTAAAACTTTGTATTCAAATTCTCTTTTCTCTAAATATTTTACAGTTTTGTTTTTTTTCTTTTCTTGAATAGTAAGTACGTAAAATATCATATTTCAAAAACTGTTTCTTGTAATTCAATAAAACCTTTTTTTAGTGCTTCTTTTGGTGCTAAAATAACCATTCCTAAATCCTCAAACACTTCTTTTATATTTTTGTCTTGACTTGAATAGTAATCAGCTATTTTTTGAAAATTAAAATCTGTAAAAAAACTTGCCCTTATTTTTAAAATTTCTTTTAAGTTTTCTGGAATATCTAATAAATTTATTTTATCTATTAAACTTTTTGTTTTGTCTAAATTTGCCAATTCAGTTATTTCAGGTTGTATTGTTGAAGGTGTGTAAAAAGGTATTTCAATATTAAATAAATCCTCTTCGCTTACTTCTTTACCTAATGGTAAATCCAATCCCCACTCAACTAACTTTTCACTATCCCAATCATTCGCCAAGTCATCCCAATTCCATTCGCCAAAACCTACATTGTCTTTTATTATAAATTCGTTCTGCTGCTCTGGTGTAAGGTCACTTGCTTTGATTATTGAAACCTCCTTTAGCCCTGCTTCAATACACGCCTTTAAGCGCATATTGCCGCCCAAAACAATCATTTCGTCATTTACAACAATAGGGCGAATATCCAACATTTGCGGAAAGTCTTTAACCGATTGAACTAGCTTTTTAAATTTGTCATCTTTAATTACTCTCGGGTTGTTTGGATTGGACTTTATTTGTCCAATTTTTACTTTTTCAATTTTCATAAATGCGATTTGCTCATCGTGTAGACAAACGGTTTTATTGGGTTTGTATTAGTTCGTATATAAAATTCATATCTGCTTTACCATTGCCATGAATTATAGTTGGTTTAAAATTATCTTTAGTTATAAATTGATTGTTTTCTATTCGGTAATCACTTGGCAATATATCGCATAAAGTTTGGAATACTCTACAATCATGGTCAACTCCTATACTTGGGTTATTAATTAGCCATTTAGTTACAATACGTTGGTCATATTCGCTGTCGTGTATTGGTTGCTGTTCGATTAATTTAATAAAGGTTTCTGACTTCATGTAGTAAGCACCACTATTTAAAAACCTAAATTTAGTGTTTGGTTTAGTTACTTGCTCCCTTGCTTCGTAGTTTGCTAATTGGTCAACATCAGGCCAACAATTAACCTCGGAGTTAAATAAACAGTTCCAATAAATTTTACGCTTAGTGTTTTGTAGTGTATCTAAAAAAAATGTGTCATAAGCATCTACAAAAATAAATTCAGTTATTTGTGGATTAGCTTTTAAATATTCGTAAGTTCGGTTTAGTTTCATAGCAAATCCATTCCATTGATTAACCTCAATTATATGATACTGCCACCCAAAATGATTTAATGAGCGTTCTAATTGGAAACATTTACTTCGGTTATCTGCTACTGTTAAAACTATCATAATTCTACTTTTATTGGTATTGTGCCATTAATTAAACCCTCTTTAATTGCGTAAAATTCTTGCATTTTTTCGCCTGCATACTTTCGTTTCCATTCGGTATAAGCATCGCCACCAACATCAATATGGTCAATGTCAATGTGTGGCAAATACGCTAATTTATATCCTAATAGTTTAGCCCTAATACAAGCTAAGGTGTCATCAAAACCATACAATCCTGCCTGCATAAGCCCACCCATTTTATTTATTAAACTTGGGTTAAACATTTGAACAGTTCCCATAATGTCCTCACTTTCTTCGACTACTATCCATGGTT